CCGCACCGTGGAAGGAACGGACATCGGGACGTTCAACAAGATCATCGCGCAGTACGGGGATGACAGCGACGAAGCCCGCGTGGAGGTTAAGGGCGAGTTCCCCAATAAAGGCGCAAACCAGTTCATCGGGAAGGATTTGTCGTACCAAGCGGCTCAACGCGAGGTGATACCCGACCCAGGCGCTCCCTTGGTGATGGGGGTGGACGTAGCCCGGTTTGGCGAAGACCGCTCCGTCATTGCCTTCCGAAAGGGCCGAGACGCCCGGTCCATTCCATGGTTGAAGTTCAAATCCCTCGACACGGTTCAGTTGGCGACGATTGTGTCGGAACAAGCTCAGAAGCACGGTGTCAACGCAATCTTCGTTGACGGCAACGGCGTTGGCGGCGGGGTGGTCGATAACTTGAAGGCGTGGGGTTTCAGGGTCATCGAGGTGCAGATGGGGTCAACCCCCAACGATCTGGATATGTACTACAACAAACGAGTGGAACTGTGGGGCCACCTGAAAGAGTGGCTGACCACCGGGGCCATTCCCAACGACACCGATCTCCAGACCGATCTGATCTCCCCCGAGTACCGATACCATCCGACCTCCAACCGCGTTCAGTTGGAGAGCAAGGACCAGATGAAGCAGCGGGGTCTGGCAAGCCCGGATCACGCGGAAGCCTTGGCGATGACGTTCGCCGCTCCGGTGGCGAGACTTAACTCGCCGCATTCCCGGCATAACAGCGTCGTTCGTAACCGCGTTGCGCGGGATACTGATTATGAGGTATTGTGATTTTCCAAACGCATTGAGGAGATCTTCATGTCCTTCATAGGAAAGGCAATCCGCAGTATCGGGCGCGCGATTGGTCTCGTGCCATCGAAGAAGGCGTCCACGCCCCCGGCAACGCCGAACGCGCCAACTGCAAAGGACATCGAGGCTGAAGTTACGCAGCGTCAGTTGGCGGCGATGATGGGCGGCAAGACCTCCACGATGCTGACCGGCGGCGATGGCGAGGAGCAGGACAAGCTGAAGACCAGCAAGGTGTTGCTGGGCAGCGGGAAGGACTGACATGGGCCAGGGCGCGTACATCGTCATGCGGAACAAGATGCAAAAGGCGCAAAGCCTTCCCGTCGCTCCGACCGATGACCAGATTTCCAATCAACAAACGCAAGACCAGCTTAACACCCTGTTGGGGGGTCGCACGTCAACGATCCTCAGTGGTTACTCTGGCGAAGACCCAAACAGACTCAAGACAAGCAAACTTTTGTTGGGAGGCGGATGATGTCTTTTGCGAATAGAAGGCGATTTGCTGGTTCAGCGCAGGCGCTCCGCGACAGGATCGCCGCGTTCTCGCCAAACGGGAAGACGACGTTTGCCCTCAAGATGCTCGACAATTTTCTGGCAAAGCAGAACAGGTCGCAACCGGCGGCGACGACAGCCGAACCGGCTGCTGGCGGCGCTGCGGGCGGCATGGGTTCTGCCCCGCTGTCTCCCAACGACCCGCGCAGCCTGACCGATCCCCGTACCCGTTCAAACGTTTCCAAGACTTTGCTGGGGCAGTAGCCGATGGCTGAAGCGATGCCGCTCATGGGTCAAACGAAGACCTCCTCCCCTTTCGGCAATCTTCCGCCGAAGAAGAAAGACGAGGCGTCGGGCGACCCCAACGAGCGGCAACGCATCGCCGGGGAGTTGTTGCGCGAGTTCACGGTTTACGAATCAAGGCGCGGCATCTGGGAGAAGCACTGGGAAGAGGTGGCGCGGAAGGTGCTGCCCTACTACTCGACCAGCTTCTACCAGCAGGGAAACATGGTTCCCGGCGTCAAGCGAAACCAGGAACAGTATGATGTGACGGCGAACGCCGCGCTCTGGAAATTCGCGGCGGCGATGGAGTCGATGTTGACTCCTGCCAGCAACAAGTGGCACCGCCTGCGCCATCCCGACCAGAACCTGATGAGACGCCGCGACGTTCAGTTGTGGTTCGATCAGGTCAACGACTCGATGTTCTACTACCGGTACGCGGCGCAGTCCGGTTACCAGGCGAACCAGAACGATGGCTACGTCAGCCTCGGCGCGTTCGGAACGTCCTGCCTGTTTACCGACGAGTTCAACAACCCGCTTGATCCCCGGATGAAGGGGCTGCGCTACCGCAACGTCCACCTGGGCGAACTGTTCTTCGCGGCGAACTTCCAGGGTCAGGTCGATACCGTCTACCGCCGCTTCAAGATGACGCTTCGGCAGATTAACCAGAAGTGGCCTGGGGCAATGGGCGACCGTTACCAGAGCCAGTTGAAGGACAAGCCGGAAACTGAAGTCCAGATTGTGCATGTGGTTAAGCCCAACCCGGAGTTTAACCCGAAGCGGATCGACTCAAAGTCGTACCGGTACGCAAGTTATTACGTCCTCCGTGAAGGTGTGATGTTGCTGCACCAGGGTGGGTATAGGTGCATGCCGTATGCCATCGCCCGGTATCTGACGGCACCCGGTGAGTTGTATGGCCGGTCGCCCGCCATGAACGTGCTTCCCGCGATCTCCGTCCTGAACGAAGAAAAGAAGACCCTCATCAAGCAGGGTCACAGGATTGTTGACCCCGTTCTGCTGGCGCACGATGACGGCATTCTGGATGGTTTCAGTTTGAAACCCGGTGCCATTAACTACGGCGGCGTGAGCGCCGAAGGCAGGGCGCTGGTTCAGCCTCTCCCGGTCGGCAATCCGATGATCGGAAAAGAGTTGATGGACGACGAGCGAGCGGCGATCAACGATGCCTTCCTCGTCACCTTGTTCCAGATCCTGGTGCAGACGCCGCAGATGACGGCGACCGAAGTGCTTGAGCGCGCCCGCGAGAAGGGTGCCCTTCTGTCCCCCACGATGGGGCGGTTCCAGGCTGAGAGCATCGGCCCGCAGATCGAGCGCGAGTTCGACCTTTTGTATTGGCAAGGTCTTATCCCCCCTCCCCCGCGCGCTCTGGTAGAAGCGGGCGTGGAGTACAAGGTCGAGTACGACAGTCCCCTCAACCGCGCGATGCGGTCGGACGAGGCGGCTGGCGTGATGCGCACCTTCCAGTGGGCGAGTGAGATCGCGTCCGTGACCCAAGACCCGTCCGTCATGGACTACTTCAACACGGATGCCATCATGCCGGAACTCCTGGCAATCAATGGCGCGCCGTACCGTTATGTCAGGTCGCCGGAAGAGATCGCGGCAATACGGCAGCAGCGCCAGATGGCGCAGGCCCAGCAGCAGATGGTGCAGGCCCTCCCCGGTATCGCGGCCATTCAGAAGGCGGCTGCACCGGAAGGCACCGCACCTTACTCAGGACAGCCTGGATGAACTTGATCGATCGCGCACGGCAGTATCTGGCGCGCAGACGAACGGCATACGTCAAGACGTTCCAAGGCCCGTTCGGCGAGGAAGTCCTCGCCGATCTGGCTAAATTCTGCCGCGCAAACCAATCGACCTTCCATTCCGACCCCCGCGTCCACGCGGTGGCGGAAGGGCGTCGGGAAGTCTGGCTTCGAATAAGCCAGCATCTGAACCTTACAGACGACCAGTTGTGGCGGATGTACGGTCAACCAACCAGAACGGAGTTGAATAACAATGAGTGAGATGACCTCCGCAGTCAGCGGGCAAGGTGCAGGTACGACCGTTTCGGCGACCGCGCCAGTTCAGACAGGTGTGGTGTCGCAGGGTGCATCCGCTGCTCCGGTAGAGCAGCCGTCAGCGTTTTCGTGGGCGCAGGGTGCGGACGAACTCACGTCTGGCTACATCCAGAACAAAGGCTGGGACAACCCGCTGAAAGCCGTCGAGTCCTACCGCAACCTGGAGAAGTTGCTGGGTGCGGATAAGGCCAACAATGCTGTCGTAATTCCAAGAGCGGATGCCGACGCGAAGGAATGGGCGGCGGTTTACGACAAGCTGGGGCGTCCATCCGCGCCGGATGGTTACAAGGTCCAGTTGCCGGAAGGTGGCGACCCTGAGTTCCACAAGGCGTCGATGGGTAAGTTCCACGAACTTGGCCTGACCCAGAAGCAGGGTGAAACCCTGATGAACTGGTACAACGAGTCCGTCATGCAGCAGATGCAGCAGGTCGAGACGCGACGTGCCGAAACCTTCAATCAGGAAGAGGCTGCGGTTCGGCAGGAGTGGGGCGCGGCTTACACCCAGAATTTGGCGCAGGCGCAGAATGCGGCGCGCGGCCTTGGCCTCAACGCCGAAACAATCGACGCGCTTGCAGACACACTTGGTCACAAATCGACGATGAACTTGCTGGCAAAAATTGGCACCCGCCTGGGCGAAGACAGCTTCGTGTCTGGCGACGTGAACAATTCGTTTGGCAATGCCATGACCCCGGCGCAGGCGAAGGCGCAGATCCAGAGCCTGATGTCGGACAAGGACTTCACGACGAAGTACATGTCTGGAAACCAGGACGCCAAGGCGAAGATGGCGCAGTTGCACTCATGGGCATACCCGGAAGGTTGATGAGCATGGAAAAGCTGGAAGCCTGGGTTCGCTGCCTTGAGTTGGCAGCGACGGTCAGCGCGCGCACGGGAGATCACTCCCCGGACGGCATTGTCAAAATCGCAACCCACCTGTATAACTCCTTTGAAACGCCATCGGGGGGTGCAGAACCCGCCGACGTTGCGGACAAGCCAAGGCGCGGTCGCCCTCCAAAAAACCTGGGAGACTAGCCGAAGCCCTGTGATGAAAACGGTGTGATTGGCCCCGTTGGGACAAGCCAAGGCGAGCAGCGGCCTCAACCGCGCGTCTTTGTGTTAACAACAACGAAAGGGCCTTCACATGTCAGTGAACGTCAATCAGGCGTTTGTCCAACAGTACTCGACGAACATTATGATGCTCCTGCAGCAGCAGGGGTCGCGTCTCCGTAATACGGTGATGAACTATTCCTTCGTGGGTAAGGCCGCTTCGATGGCTGAACAGTTCGGTCAGGTGTCGCCTGTCCGCAACCAGAGCCGTCACAGCGACACCCCGCTGATCTCCACGCCGCAGGACAAGCGTTGGATCTACCCCAACGACTACGACTGGGCGGATCTGATCGACCAGCAGGACAGGCTGCGTATGTTGATCGACCCGGCTGGTCCGTACACCCAGGCTGGCGTCATGGCGATGGGTCGTGCCATCGACGACGAAATCATCAGCGGCTTCTTCAACGCCAACAACACGGGTGAAAACGGCACGGTTTCGACTTCGACCCTGCACGCTTTCAACTCGAACTCGCAGTCCATCGCCGCAACAACCGGCGCTGCCGCTGCTACCGGCCTCAACATCGCCAAGCTGCGAACGGCGAAGCGTCGTCTGATCGAAGCGCAGGTTGACGTGGACAGCGACCCGCTGTTTGCGATCATCAGCGCCAAGCAGCACGACGATCTGCTCAACGAAGCGCAGGCTGTCTCGCTCGACTACAACACCCAGCCGGTGTTGGTGAACGGCAAGATTTCCTCGTTCATGGGCTTCAACTTCATCCTGTCTGAGCGTATCCCCGGCGGTTCCGGCTTCAACGCCGCAATCAACCCGGCCATCGCTACCGGCTCGTCGGACGGCAACTATACCACTGGCTCGCGCTGGATGGTTCCGTGCTTTGCCAAGTCTGGCATGGCGGTGGGTATGTGGAACGACATCCAGGCTGCGGTTGATCGTCGTCCCGACAAGCGTAACTCCTGGCAGGTCTACGTCACCGCAACGGTTGGCGCGGCCCGTCTTGAAGAGCGCCGTTGTCTTCTCATCAACTGCGTCTAAGAGGTGACACATGCCCGCATATATTTCGGCTGAACTTTCAGGAACGAACGGCGCGTCCGGTTCGGTCCTGACCACTGCCCCGGCTGGTTACAAGCCGCGTGCAACGGTGCAGGGAGGGCGCGTCAAGCGCCTTCGCGGCACCTTCACGCTGTCGGCCACGGCGGTCACGACCTCCGACACCTTGGTGATCGGAACGCTGCCCGCTGGCTCGACGTTCGCCTTTGGCGTCATCACGGCTTCGGCCACGATGGGCGCTTCGGCAACGCTTGCCATCGGCACGACCGGCGCAACCGGCAAGTACCGCGCCGCTGCGACGTTTACCGTCGCCGACACGCCGACCATGTTCGGTGTGAACACGGCGGTGGGCGCTGCTGACCCGGCTCTGTCTGCCGACGAGCAGGTCTTCATCACGATTGCCGCCGCGTCTCTCCCGACCGCTGGCACGCTGATCGTGGACCTGTTCTACTCGGCCCCGAACTAAGGAACTGAGGGGGCGGGAGCGATCCTGCCCCCTTAACCCTTCAAGGAGAGAAACATGCCTTATTTCTTTGGTATCAATGTCGGCGCTGGTGTGAACGGCGGCACGACCGGCATTCTTGAGCAGGCGACCACGACATCGCGCGATGTCGAAGTGGCTATCAACACGAACGCCAACGTCCCCGACCGCGCGCAGCTTCTTCAGTGCCTCCAGGCGCTGGAAGTCTACATCGCCGGCAAGGCCGGAAAGAACTGGTAACCCATGACACTTCGACGCGCAGATGATGAAGCGTATGTTCTCGGCATTGGCCTGACGGCAACCGGCAACGCCGTCAAAATCCGTGGCGGAACGTATATTTTCTACGTCAGCGGAACCGCCGGTGGCGGCACGGATTTCAGGCTTGAAATTCTTAACCCGGCAGGCGTGTGGTCAAGGGTTCAGGTCTTCACGGGTAGCGTCGTGTCGTTTGCCGCCGCCAACATTCCAATAGCACAAACCGGCATCGAACTTCCGCCCGGAGACGTGCGCATTGCGATTGTAGGTGGCGCGGGATCCATCAACGCCTACCTCATCGGTCTCGGCTAGGAGATAGAACATGCCCGTCATTACCGCAGGCAACACGGCATCGGCGACCATTGCAGGCGATCAGACCGTCACCATCGTGGTGAACCACAACAGCAGCGGGCGCATCAATTTTGTGTCCGTTGAAGGTGGCGGCTTGGCGATTGCTGGCGCGGGCCAGAGCGGTCGGTCGTTTGGTCCCCAAGCGACGACGCAGACTTTTGGTCCCTACGGTGTGGCTGGCACGTTGACGGTGTTCGCCGACCAAGGTTCGGTCGATTACACAATCAACGCATCCACCTTCCAGAACGTCAGCGTCGTTGCCGGATATGCGCAGACGGCGGGTACGTTCTCGTCCACCGGCACGGGTGCAAAGACACTGACCGCCACAACGGCTAACGTTGTTGTCGGCGCGACCACGACTGGTTTAACCACTCTGACGCGCCTGGACACGTTTACCGTCATCTCGACCGACAGCAGCGGCACCCCAGGCGCGGCGACTAACAACAACCTTTCCGGTCGAGCGGCTTTTGCGGCTGCGGCATCGACTTGCGTCATCACCAACTCCAAGGTGACGGCAACGTCCAAGGTGTTCGTCAGTCTGGCTGGCGGTGACGCAACCCTCACGTCCGTCCGCGTCACACCGGCAGCGGGTTCGTTCACGGTCACAGGCAACGCAGCGGCTACAGCAACCACGATCTTTGACTTCCTCGTGGTGAACTAATGGCGCAGAACGCGGTCGATCTTTGCAACACGGCGCTACAGCGCGTTGGTGCAACGTCGATTATGAGCCTTCTGGATAACAGCCCAGAGGCTCGCGCGTGTAACCTCGCCTACGACACAAACCGCCGCGACGAGATCAGGAAGCACCGATGGAACTTCGCAATCAAACGCGCGGTTCTCGCCCCTGACAGCACGGCCCCCCTGTTCGACTACACTTACGCCTTCACGCTGCCAAGCGATTGCTTGCGCGTTCTCCGTCCCTCGACCGTCGATCTGGATTGGCAGGTAGAAGGGCGCAAGATACTGACCAACGACAGCGACACGTTGAGGCTGAAATATCTGGCCGACATCACGGACCCGGCGCAGTGGGATTCTTCGTTTTACAACGTCTGCTCCATGGCGCTGGCCGTTGACATCAGCGAGCGCCTTACGCAGTCGAACACGAAGAAACAGATGCTGATTCAAGAATATGATTTCGCGGTGCGCATGGCACGCCGCATGGACGCATTCGAGAGCGGGCCTGAAAACGCCGTTGAAGACACCTGGCTGGTAGCGAGGTTATGACATGCCTCGTACTACATGGACGCAGAACAACTTCAATGCCGGGGAATGGTCGCCGCTAACGTATGGCCGCAGTGACGTTGGCAAATACACCAACGCGCTTGCGACATGCCTCAACTACGTCCCGACTACGCAAGGTGGCCTGACCCGCAGACCCGGCACCAAGTACGTCGCCAACACCAAGTCCAACGGCGTGGTGCGCCTGGTGCAATTCGAGTTCTCGATCACCCAGGCTTACATCCTTGAGTTTGGCAACCTATACGTCCGGTTCTACACGCTGGGCGGGCAGTTGCTGTCTGGCATGTCGCCTTACGAAATCGCCACGCCGTACACCACGGCGGATCTGGCGGATTTGTCGTTCACGCAGAGCGCCGACGTTCTCTATATCGCGCACCGGAACTACAAGCCGCGCAAGCTGTCGAGGGTTGGCCCGACCAACTGGACGTTGACGGCGATCACAACCAAAGACGGTCCGTATGGTCCGTTCAACACGATTGTTGGTTTGGGTGCCACCACCTTAACTCCCAGCGTCACGACCGGCACTGGCACGCTGACAGCCAGCACGTCGATCTTCACGACCGAAGACGTGGGGCGGCAGGTGCGCATACAGCACACCTCGACGTGGGGCAGCGCCACGATCACGTCCTACACGTCCGGTACGGTGGTCAACATCACGGTCAACAACAATTTCGGCGCGACCACGGCGTCCAGCGTCTGGCGATTGGGGTCTTGGTACGGGACAGAGGGGTCTTCGGCCACGGCGCGTTACCCTGGTGCCGTGACGTTTAACCAGGATCGCCTGACCTACGCCTCGACGTGGACCGACCCCAACCGCATCGACGCTTCCAATTCCGGCGACTACGAGAACTTCGCGCCGACAAAGACAGACGGCACGGTGGTTGACTCGAACGCTTTGGCGTTCTCGCTCAACTCGTCCAAGGTCAACGCCATCAACTGGCTGATCTCCGACGAGTGGGGTCTTCTGGCGGGCACGGCGTCATCCGAATGGGTTGTCGCCGCGTCAACGACGCAGGTGGCGCTCACACCGACCAACGTCAACGCGAAGCAGATCACGAACTACGGTGGCACCAACGTCCCTCCGGTCAGGATCGGCAAATCGACGCTGTTCGTCCAGCGCACCAAACGCAAGGTGCGAGAGATGACGTACCAGTTCACGCTGGGCACGTTCCAGGCTCCCGACATCTCGTTGGTGTCCGAACACCTGACAAAATCAGGCATCAAACAGATGGCGGTGCAGCTTGCCCCGCAATCGACGGTGTGGCTTGTCACCAACGACGGCGTTCTGGTCGGCATCATCTACGACAAGGACCAGGACGTTGTTGGCTGGCACCGGCATCAGTTGGGCGGTTTTTCTGACGTTGCACAGACCCTACCCCCCGTGGTCGAGAGCATCGGCGTCATCCCAAACACCAACATTGACCGCGATGATTTGTGGATGGTTGTGCAGCGGACCATCAACGGTTCGACGGTGCGGACAGTCGAACTGATGCAGAAGTTCTGGGAAGACGGCGACACGTTGCCGGATGCGTATTTCGTGGACTGCGGCGCGACTTATTCCGGCGCGGCGACGAACACCATCACAGGGCTGACGTGGTTGGTCGGCCAGACTGTCAGCGTCTTGGCGGACGGTTCGGTTCATCCCAACTGCCTTGTCAGCGCAGGCGGCGCTATTACGCTTCAACGCAATGTCACCAAGGCGCAGATCGGTCTGGGGTACAACTCCACCGGCAAGACGATGCGCATTGAAGCGGGCGGCGCAGATGGTCCTGCGCAGGGCAAGTTGAAGCGCATACACCGCTCGATCTTCCGGTTCTTCCAGAGCGTCGGCCTCAACGTCCAGGCGACCAACGGAAGTTCCTATCCGCAGCCGTGGCGCACCAGCGCCGACCTCATGGACAACCCCGTTGCGCTCTACACGGGCGACAAACGCTGGAGTTGGGAGGGGTCGTATGAATTGGAAGGTCAGGTGTCGTGGACGCAGAGCGATCCGTTGCCTTCAAACGTGCTGATGGTTTCAGCGCAACTCGACACGCAGGATGGTTGACGTGGTTCATGTAATCCCTTTCGAGGCCAAACATTTTTACGACATCGACGTGCAGCCCGCGCAGGCTTACGTCCGTGATTACGTCAGCCGCGAACACATCGAGAGCCTGGAGAAGCTGAACTCGTACACCGCCGTCACCGATGACGGTAAGCTGCTTATGTGTTTCGGCTTCGTTGAGATTTTCCCAACCCGCGCGCTGATGTGGGGTTTTCTGAGCGCAACATCGGGAAACCACATGACGGCGATGACGCGGATTGGAAAGTATTTGCTGGAGCAGATCCCCCACCGCCGCGTGGAGATCGAGGTCGATTGCGAGTTCGAGCAAGGCCACCGCTGGGCGCGCATCCTGGGGTTCGAACTTGAAATAGACCGCCTGAAGTGTTTTCGCCTCGATGGTGGCGACAGCGCCCTCTACTCAGCGGTGCGGCCATGAGTTTTTTCGGCAAGTTAATTGAAGGCGAAAACAAGGCGATTGCCTACGAGTACAACGCCAAAGTCGCCCGCCAGAACGCAGTGATCGCGCGCCAGCAGGGCGTGGCTGCGGTCGAAGCGCAGCAGCGTCAAGTCGCGCGCGTGATGGGTTCTGCGATGGCGTCCTACGGCGCTTCCGGCGTCAGCATGGACTCCGGTTCTCCTATCGACGTTCTGGTGGATTCCGCGCGCATGGCAGAATTGGACAAGCTGACAACACAGTACAATTACGAACTCAAAGCGGTTGGTTACGAAGCTAACGCCAAACTCGACCTCCTCGGAGCCAAGTCCGCGCGAACCTCCGCGTTCTTTGAGGCTTTGGGCGAAATAGGCAAAGCCGCAGCAGCAGGAGGATAACCCATGCCCGTCATCCAAACATACGATCAGCAGGTTCTCCCGCAGGGCCAGTTCAACGTCCAGGCGACCCCCGAACAGATGGGCGCTGGCATTGGCCGCGCCATTTCGGATCTTGGCGACACGTTCACCAAGATCGAGCAGGATAAGGGTCAGGTCTGGGCGTACAAGGCGTCCGGCGACGAATACGAGAAACTGCGCCAGCGTTTCGACCAAGACATGAACGGCCTTGACCCGAATGATCCTGAGTTCAACGTAAAACTCGGGAACATGACGAGCAACTTCCAAGCTCAGATCGACAAAGCGACAGCGGATCTTGTGTCGAATGCGCCATCGTCATACGCCGCTCGCGCCGTTGAAATGCAGATGCTCAACAACAAGCGGTCGTTGATGGGCGCGGCGGTGACCCAGCAAGCGAACGTGGTCGCCGATTACACGAAATCACAACTCAGCGACAGCGTTCTGCAAGACCAGAAGTCGGTGGCTCTGGACCCAAGCGACGACAACTTCAACCGTATCCTCAATGCCCGCAAAGCCATGATTGGCGGGCTGAACAATATATCTCCAGCGAAAAAGGCGGAATGGATACGAGACACCGCGCGCGATCTTGCCGTCGTTCAGTTAACGACCCTCGCCGTGAACAACCCGGACTTGTTGCTGAAAAGCATCAGTAAGGATGGCGGGAAAATTGTTGCCCCGAAAACCGTCACGCCTGAGTTTCAGAAGTCCGCTGAGAGCGCGGGCCTCAGTCAGGCAGAAGCGGCTTTTGCCTGGGCGGTGTATGGTCAGGAAAGTTCATACGGCAAAGCCAACACCGACAAACCGAACTACGCCGATGCGATTGGGCCGATGCAGGTCACGCGCGAGACGTTCAATGGTTTAAAGGCGCAGGGGGCCATTCCCGCCAACGCGGATTTCAACAACAAAGCCGACACGATGAACGCTGGCTTGGTGCTTATCAAGCAGTTGTCGCAAAAGTACAACGGTAACATAGACAAGATCGCGGCGGCGTATTATAGCGGTCCCAAGGCGGTCAACGCTGACGGCTCGATCAATACGCACTTCCGCGACCTGAAAAACGACAAGGCTCCGACCGTTGGGGAATATGTCCGCGATGTTCGCGCCCGCATGGGCATGGCAGGGCCGCGCAACATCCTGCCGCAAGTCCAGATGCTCCCCGATGAAACCATCGTTGCTTCGCGCCCTCAGATTGCTGGCGCGGAGCATTTATCCCCGCTTGATCTGATAACGATAGCCAGGAAAGGCGAAGCCGCTCGCGGTTCAGAACTTGCGACTGCGCGCGCCGAAATCACCAGCGCCATACCCGACATCAAGACCACTCTTCTGAGCGGCGAGAGTTATCCCGGCCTGAACGACGGACGTTTCTCGCTTGGCAACTTGGTCGAGAAGTTTGGTCCTGAAAGCGGCAAGCAGCTTTACGACGAGATCGAGTACTACAAGCAGGTCGGCAGCTTCTCCCAGCAGATGTCCGTCATGCCGATTGCGCAGGCCGCTCAGATGATGAGCGATTTGGAACCAGAGCCTGGGCCAGGATACGCCGACAAACTGCGCGCGCTGGCGGCAAAGAAAGAGGCATACGCAAATATCCTCAAGGCGCGCGAAGAAGATTACATGGGTTGGGCGATGACGCAGCAATCGCTGAACGTCAAACCGCTCGATTTGACCGCGCCCGACAAGTTCCGCGAATCCTTCGTGGCGCGCATACCCGCCGTCATCGCAGCGCGGGAAAGCTACGGCGTCAAAGCAAACATGTTCTCGAAGAACGAAGTCGAGATGCTTGGCGAGTTTATGAACCGTCTCAACCCGCAAGACCAGATCAAGTACATCAGCGAAATGCGAAAAGCGACCGTCGGCAAGAACGAATGGTTCCTGTCTGCGATGCGACAGCTTGCGCCGAAAAACACGATGCTGGCCTTTGCCGCCGTCACATCCACCAAGAAGGGCACGGTTGAGACGGCTTCCGGCAAACAGACCGGCGACATGGTTGCGCAGTACATCCTTGAGGGAACGCGCATCCTGCAAGGCCGCGACCTTGGCGACCAAACAAAATCTGGCAAGCCGCTGGAAATACGCGAGACGAATTTCAGAGCGTACTTCTGGTCTGCGGTTGGCGACAACGCCTTCAACAGCCCCAACGCAGACCTATCCAGCCGCATGGCGGAAGACACCTATCAAGCGTCCAAGAACTATCTCGCGGCGCATATGTTCCGCACCGGCAAGGTCAAAGGCGGCATCAGCAGCATAGATGTCAAAGACGCCGTGAACGCCGTGACCGGCGGCATTGTGTCGAAGAACAACAGCCGGTTATTTCTGCCGTGGGGTATGTCGGAAGACTCGTTCGAGCGGTCGTTCCCCTCGGCGTTGCAGAACGCGCTCAAGTCCAGCGGTCTTTCCGGCACGTCGCTCGACGCGCCAGACGCCTACCATTACGCCAACGTTGGCGAGGGGAAGTACCTCGTAATGAACGCAGGCAGGGCGCTCCAAGGCAAAAACGGCGCTGTCATCGTGGACATTGGTCCGACCAAGGAAGAACTACCGTCGTTTTACAGGCAGCTTGCGCCGTCGGCGGTGAACAATGGGCGTTGATCTCCTCACCGAAGACAACGAATACCTGCTGTCTACGCTTGGTTCGAATGATCCAGCCACGCAGATCACGCCGGGAGACTATTTTTCCGGGTTTCTCGAAGCGGGCGTAAAAGGCGCGGTCGGCGGTTTGGCTGCGGTCGAGCGCACCGCGCTCGACGCCGTTAATGCGGCGAATATGTACGACCCGATACTTCCCGACGTACCGTTCCTGACCCCTGCCTTAAGGGCGTCCGGCGCGTTGGGGGAAGCCTACAAGGCTGGCAGCGGCGGCGTTGCGTTCGAGGATCAACTGAAGGCCACGGAAGCCTGGGCCAAGATGGACCCCCGCACGATGGGCGGCGGCGCGATGGTTCTCGGTAGCCTGACGCGCGGCGTCACCATCTTCGGGCTTGGCACTCTTGCAGGTGGCCCCGTGGCTGGCGCTTCCACGCTGGGCGTGACAGAGGGATACCAGACGTTCCGCGATCTGCGGGGAGAAGGCGTTGACGCAGGCACGGCGGCAGGCGCTGCGGCGGTAACGGGTTTGACGGCTTTTGGCGGCGCATTCGTCCCAGCGTCTCTCGCCACCAAGTCGCTGCTTTACGCAGGCGCTTCTGGTGCCGCCATCAACACGGCTTTTGGCGCAGCATCGCGCGGCACAGTGAGCGCCGTCCTTGACGCCAACGGCTACACCCAGATGGCCGACCAGTACCGCGCCTTGGACGGCGAAGCCGTCGCGGCGGATCTCATCATCGGCGCGTTCTTTGGCGGCGTGTCGCGGTTTGCTGGCGGGGACGGAGCGCCGCCTAAGCCGACCACGAATGAAGTCCTTGACGCGATGGAAGCGCGCCGGATGGCAGAGAATGCTCGCGGCACGGCGGGCATCCCCATAGACCCCGCGACCGCAAAGCTGGACGCAGAATTGAGCGACCGCGCGCTGGCGTCGATCCTGACCGGCAAGCCCGTGGACATCGACGGCAGCGAAGCCACGCGCATCGTGGAAAATTCGCTTATCGACCCGCAGCGCATGGATATGCAGCGTACCTTTGAAAAGGCGATGCGGGACGAATACGGCCCGCTTTTGGATACGCCGGAAATGCTGCCAGAGCCGCAAGCCGTTGAGGTTGCGCCGCGCGCAGCGCCCGACGTGGCTCCAGAAGCCGCACCAGCCGCAGCACTTCCCGATTTCGACCCTGTGGTCGCGTCACAGATCGACCACCTCACGATGAACACGCCAGACCTGGAGATCGACATGCCCTATGGCGGCGGAAAAATCCGGGCGGCTGAATTGAAGCAGAAGATTGCTGAGAACATGCAGACCGCAGAGAAAGAGTCGAACCTGTTTAACGTGGCAGTTGCCTGTTTTCTGAGGACCGGCGCATGAGGCCAGAATGTGAAACCGCCATCAAGACGGCGGCGCAGCGCGAATTGAGCAAAACGGAACTCGAAGCAATCGAGGAACGCATTAATGCGGCGTTGCGCGACCTTTCGGTCAAGGACGAGGCGACGTTCCTGTCTATGCCGAAAGAACAGCGCCTGGTCGAAGCGGCCAAACTCGCCAAGGAATGGATGCTCAAGGACGTGGTTCGCGCCCATGAGCAGTCGATCCAGGAAGCCGCGCGCAAGAACGACCTTTTCAATCGCGTCAGGATGACCAAGCCGGGGGCCGTTGGGCAGACATCGTACCTAGCCAACCGCATCATGGCGGTCGAAAACCGGACGCGCGCCATCGCAGCGAACTTTAACCGCCTGTTTGAAGGCTTCAGGGAAGCCGACACCGGCAAGGTCTTCGGCTTAATCCAAGACCCGGCCAAACAGCTTGAAATCGTCAAATCGCTTTACGGCGAGCCGTCGACGCCGGAAGCAAAACGATTTGCCGACAGCACAAAAGCGGTGATGGACGCTCTGGCTGAAAGGTTTCAGCGCGCGGGCCTGACGCTGAACAAGCGTGAAGATTATCGCACGCCGCAGCCGCAAGATCCCGGCAAGGTCGCTGGCGTCAAACGCGACGAGTGGGTCAGCGACCACTTGGGATGGATCGACCGCCGCCAGTACGTCAAGTCGGACGGTTCTCGCATGAGCGAAGACGAAATTCGCGAAATGCTGAAGGAATCATACCGCAACATTGCGACGGACGGCGCGAACAAACGCGCGGAAGACGACAACGCCACGGTCATCAAGTCGATGATTGTAGGAGCCAACAAGAACGCCCCACGGCGGCTGTTCTTCAAGGATGCGGCTTCGTGGTCAGCGGCCATGAACAAGTACGGCGTGACGAACAACCTGTATCAACTCATTCAGTCGCACATCCACTCGATGTCCAAAGACATCGCTATGGCCGAAGAGTTTGGCCGCAACGCACAGAACAATTTCAACCAGGCGCTTGCGATTGCCAAGGTAGGTGATCTCGAAGCTGGCGCTGACGGGAACAAGTTGAACGCGCTGTCTGCCAGAACGGCGCACATGTACGACGCTTACGTCCACCCGATGCGCCCTGAAAACGCCAATATGGCGAACACGATGGGCAATCTTCGCGGCTACATCAGTTCAGTGATGCTGGGCGGCGGCTGGATTTCATCTTTGCCTGATATTTCAACGATGATGCTGTCGGCGTCCGCCAACAACTTGCCCCAGATGCGCTTGTTCCGCAATTTCGTGATGGCGATGGCCCCAGGCGCAGAAAAAAACGATTTCCTGCACAAACTCGGCATTTGGTTTGAAGGGTTTCAGAGCGCGCACAATCGTCTCGCGGAAGAACAGTTTTCGTTTGGGTGGGGCCAATTCATGGCCGACACTCAATACAAGCTGATGATGCAGAACGCTTTTGACCGTGGAACAAGATCGGCCAACGCCATGGTCGTGATGCAGACGATTGGCAAATTTACCCGCTCTCACGACGCCTTGGCGGCAGCAGACGGCGAAGCGAGATTTCTTGACGGCATGGGCGTCACGCAGGATTTGTGGGACGTGTGGCGGTCAGCCGATCTTGAAACCGGGCCGCGCGGTTTTACAGAACTGCTTTCCGCCGGAAAGATTTACGAGATACCGGACGCAAAACTCGACTCCATAGTCGAGAAGCGCGTGCAGGCGCGCAGCGAAACTCTGAAGGCTGAGATCGACCGGCGCAACGACCAGACCGCCAAAGAAAAAGAGTGGTACACAAAGGCTCGGGACAGGTTCGATGAGTCGCGGAACCGCGCTAACCGAATGCTGCGTGAGTTCGATGAGCGCCGCCAGAAGTACGTCGGTGACGCCAAGGAGATGGCCGAAGCGAACGCCGAACTCCTGCGCGCGAAGCTGGAGCGCGCGGAGGTCGAGCACGACATCGCCGGATACCTGAAGACGGAGACGGCCCAGGACCGCATTCAGCGGTTCCTTGAGCGCGTCGAGGACGGCGAGAACGTCGAGCGCCAGTTGGTCAAGGAGCGCGACCACCCCGACCGACTGCCCGACGCGGTGGTCGAGCGTTACCAGAAGACACCATCCATCGGAGAGCGCGCGGCCAAAGGGGTTGAAGACTATGGCCGCAGCATCAACCGCACGGCTGAGAACCTGGGCGCGCGCAGGGCGAGGACCGAAGCGCGCATCAAGGCGGCAGAGAAGCGCATCGAGGAGATGAGCAAGAAGTACGACGCGGAAGTCCAGCGCAAGGCCAACGCGGTGGGCAAGCGTTTCGCCGCTGCCCTGAAAGACCTTCAGGAGATGGGCGAGCGTTACAAGGAACGCGCCGTAAAACGCAAGGAATACGCCGACGCCTTCCAAGCCAAGGTTGGCAAACTGCTCGGCGAAGAGCGGATAAAGATTAAGGACCAGGCAGCGGAGAAACTTCTTGAGGTGGCGTATGGCTACACTCAGAAGGCCGCGCGCGGTGCGTCAGGGGCCAGCATTGATGATCGCGTGGCGCTTGGATTAACCAGAAATCCGGCGGGGACGTTCTGGGGCGAAATGTTGCGTTTCGGCCTCCAGTTCAAGTCCGTGCCGCTTGGGGTATTCCGGGCGCAATTCGAGAACGTCAAAAACATGCCGACCGTTGGCGCAAAATCAGCCTATGCCGCCAAGTTGGTGGCCTACACGATGCTGGCCGGTGCGGTAGGCTTGCAGATCAAAGCCCTTCTTAACGGCCAAGATCCCACAAACATGGACCTTTCGACCGAAGAAGGGCGCGCGTTCTGGATCAGAGCGATGGCATCCGGCGGCGGTCTTGGCTTTTACGGCGATCTTCTGGCGAACACCCAGAACCCTTACGGGCGCGACGGGGTAGCGGCGTTGTTGGGGCCAGCACCTGGAATTGCGGTCGATCTCGGCAAGCTGGCGCTCAACGAAATCCCGACCAAATTGTCCGAAGACAAGCCGGATGAAGCCGCCCTCAAATCAGTGCAGTTCATCCGGCGCAACGCTGTGCCATTAATGAACACTTGGTACTTAAAGGGGGCGTTCAATCGCCTTGTTTACGATCAGCTTCAAGAAACGCTTGTCCCCGGCACCGTGGACCGTCACCAGAAGCGGATGGAAAGCAAGGGGGCGTCCTACTGGTGGGAGCCAGGGGAAACAGGCCCCGACCGCGCCCCGGATTTAACCAAAGCCTACGAAGAGTGACTTCCCGCCGTCGCGGGTGTTGTGATAAAAACAATCCAAACAGGAGACGCCTACATTGACTGTCTCAACAACGACATCCCGCGCAGACTACAACGGCAATGGCACGACCACGGCTTTCGCCGTGCCGTTCTATTTCCTGGACAACAGTCACCTGACGGTGCTGCGCACTCAGATCACCACGGGCGTCATCACGACCCTGGCGCTGACCACCAACTACACAGTCACGGGCGCAGGCGTCTTCGCTGGCGGCACGGTGACGTGCCTTGTTGCGCCGACCGCAGACCAGAAACTCTCCATCCTGCGCAACGTCCCGCTGACGCAGTTGAATACCTACGTCCCCAACGACCCCTTCCCCGCAGCCAGCCACGAACAGGCGCTCGACAAGCTGACGATGGAAGTGCAGCAGTTGGATGAGGCGCTCGACCGCGCGTTGACGTTGCCCGCCAACACGACAGCCGGAACCGTTTCGACCTCTCTTCCGACGCCAGCGGCCAATCAAGTGATCGGCTGGAATAACGCCGCGACGGGGCTTCAGAACATCGACGCCCAGACGCTGGCGACCATCGTGACGAGCGGCAACGCCTACACCGACATGTTCAGCGGCGACGGCGTGCAGACGGCGTTCAATCTCAGCAGCAACCCCGGTTCTGTCAGCAACCTGTCCGTCAGCATCAGCGGCGTGGTTCAGCGTCCGACCGTTGACTACACCTGGGTTAGCGGAACGACCCTGACATTCACGGCAGCACCTGCTTCCGGCACCAACAACATTCTCGTCCAGTACACCAACGCGCTCCCGCAGGGTGTGTCGGTCAAGGACGCGCAAACCTTCGATACCGTCGCCACGGTTACAGCGAGTTCCGTCGATGTCAGCGTGAACCACATCCGAACGGCTGGTTATTACGCCACCGGAGATGGAGGCGGCGCGCTGTACAAGCGGGTTACCTCGGGTTCCACTGGCGCTGGTACGCCCCGCATAACATCCAACAGCGGCGTGGTGATCTGGGAACTGTCCGCCGACCCGATCCTCAACGTCCAGCAGTTCGGTGCCTACAACGACGACACCAATGCCGCGACAACGACGGCGGCTTTCCAAGCTGCGGCGGCGTTCAGCAAAACCGTCTACGTGCCGCGCGGCACGTTTGCCATCAACGGCACGGTGGTCATCTCGCTGAACGGCGCGTTCTGGTTTGGGGCGGGCCAGGACAACTCGACCATCACGTCATCATCGGCGTCTGCGCCGATGTTCACGATTAACGCTTTCTTGCAGGGCGTGCAGTTCCGCGACATGTTCCTGACCCGCAGCGTTGCGGCAACATCTGGCGGTCACGGCATCTCGTCCGGTGGCGTCTCCATCGGCAAAGCAACATTCGAGAACCTGCGCATCAAGAACCAGTGGAACGGCATGAACCTCGGCCCGACCGATTGGAGCAAGATCAGCCACGTTACATGCGAGAACAATTACAACATTGGTTTTGCGATTGTTTGCACCGCCACTGACGGAACGTCCCAGTGGTATCTTCAGAACTGCCTCGCTCAGTTCAACACGACCCAGGGTTATCTCTGGCAAGCGGTTAGCGGCCCAGCGCAGATGCTTGTCGGCACGATGGAGAACTGCGCAACCTATGCCAACACGGGGGTCGGCTGCGGGTTCATCGGTTTGGCTGGCGTGCCGCTCAACGACGTGCGCATCGACGGTGGCTTCTACGGCGATTCCGGCAACTCGGAAATCTACCTCGACACCTACGGCGATCAGCACATGATCGCCAACGCCTTTGTCGAACTCGCCGGAACCGGGCTCACTGGTCGGACGTTCTCGACGCCAGCTTCAAACATCGGCAACGGCGTTGAATGTACGGCGAATAACAGCGGCGTTCTGATAAGCAACCTGCACATCAACGGATGCAGCCGAAACGGTATTCGGTCTTCAGCCGGTACGATCAACGTCGCCAACACGCGCGTCACGAATTGCGGTCAGTCGGCAACGGCTGGCGAGCGCAACGGCGTTTATGCTTCGGCTGGGCGAGCCACAGTTGTCGGCGGGCGGTTCAGCAATACGTCAGGCGTTTCGCAATCGTTTGGCGTCCGCGCAGCAGACGGTTCCAACATAACAATCGTTGGCGCAGACCTGACCAACAACGGCACGTCGGCAACCAGTTTCGACGCCAACGGTACGAGCGCAACGATTGTCGGCTGTCTGCCGAACACGCTTAACACTGAAGTCCCCATCATCCAAGTCAACGCTGGCACCGCCGCTGCCCCGACCATCACGACGGATGGCGACCCAAACACCGGCATCTACTTCGTCGCCGCCGACAAGGTTGGCGTTACCACTGGCGGTACGCTGCGCGCCACGTTTAGCGACAACGGCAGCGTGGCAATCGGATCAGCCAACACCATCCCTGGCGCGACCGGGTACTCGGCGTTTTTGTCGCTCGCCTCAAACAACGCTGGCATCGGCAGTCCTGCCGCAAACGAGATCGGTATTGTCTGCGCGAACACGGAAGTTTTGCGATCCACATCAACGGGCAACAAACTCATTGGCAACCTCGGGTTTTACAATACGACCCCGATTGCGCAGCCAAACACGACAGGCACCACGACCGGCTTCACCGCCGGGACCGGAACTGCCGTCAACGACGCCAGCACGTTTACCGGTGGCGTCGGCACACGGGCGTATCGCATCAGCGATATTGTCAAGGCGTTGAAAGACCTCGGTTTGATTGCGTCATCATAAGGTTCAGATATGCCCCAACAGGTAACAAACGACGTTATTGCAGCGAATGCGGTTACAGCAACCAGTGTTGCCACCGACGCCATCGTCACTGCGAAGATCTTGGATGCCAACGTGACGCCCGCCAAGCTGTCACAGCCCTTCACCTTGGCTACGGTGCAGGCGACGACCAGCGGTACGGAAAAGGATTTTGCCATCCCTGCCTGGGCGAAGCGCATCCGCGTCCTGCTGAATGGCGTGTCGTTGAATACAGCGCAGCCGCGCGTCAGGCTTGGTACATCGGGCGGCATTGTAAACACCGGTTACAACGGATCTGGCAGCGTCATTTCGAGCGCGGTGGTGACGGCAACGTTGTCGGCTGGTTTCGACGTGTACCTGAACGCTGGCGCGGCTACAGCTGATTTGTACCACGGCGCATTTGAGATCAGCTTGGTCGATGCAGCCACCAACACATGGTCGGTCTACGGAGTGTTCTCCACGTCCAACGTCGCGCGCACGCACACGACGGCGGGAACCATCGCTCTCGCTGGCGCGCTGACCACGGTTCGCCTCACATCGACCAACGGCTCCGACGCCTTCGACGCTGGTTCCGTGAACGTGCTCTACGATTAGGAGATGCCCAATGACTGAACTCGACCCCATACAGTTTGGCGAACTGAAGAAGCACGTTCAGTTGTTGGAAAATCAGGTTACGGAACTCCGTGAAGACGTGAAGAAATTGCTGGAGATGGCAAACAAATCCAAGGGAGGACTTTGGATGGGACTGACGTTCGCGTCGATGTTTGGCGGCGTCATTTCCTGGATCATTGGACACATCAGGATAGGGTGATTTATGCGGGAGAATTTCAGGAGGGCTTTCGAGGCGGTCCTTAAACACGAGGGTGGTTACTCGGCCCACCCTCTCGACCCAGGCGGCGTAACCAACCTCGGCGTTACCAAGAACGTCTGGCAGCATTGGGTAGGGCATCGGGTCAGCAACGACCAGATGCTGGCCCTCACGAAGGAAGACGTTGAGCCGCTTTACCGCGCCCACTTCTGGGACCGGATACGCGGCGACGAACTGCCGTCAGGCATCGACTACGTTATCTTTGACGCTGCCGTTAACTCTGGGCCAACGCGGGCCATCCGCTGGGCGCAGCAGGTGCTGGGCGTCGAACAGGACGCCAAGCTGGGACCAAGGACGATGGCCGCGATCCAGAAGGCAGACCGCCACAAGTTCATAGATGATTACTGTCTGAGGCGGTTGGGCTTCATGCAGCGCCTTCCGATCTGGACCACCTTCGGCAAGGGGTGGCGGCGGCGGGTCGATGAGGTCGAGGTTGCGGCCAGATCATTGGTCGCAACCTGAAACCTATTGATTTGGCGGGGAAACTGATTCACATTGAGACACAACAACATTCCCCGCGTCGGTGGTGTTCCTCCCTCCACCGACACACCTAGCCCCGCTCTCCCTCCAGAGCGGGGCTTTTTCTTTGCATTGCGATCATGATGCGGTCGGCGGTGGCGGTGGCCGCAGCCGTTGCTGCTTCCTCAACCAAGTGAGCATACCGCTTCGTGGTCTGCGTGGACTTGTGGCCCAGGAGTTCGCCGATCTGGCCCAGCGTCAGACCAGCGGACAGGGCCGCAGACGCAAACGAGTGCCGCAGGTCGTGCATCCGCAGGTCGGGACAACCAGCCTCAGTCCGCACCCGCTCCCACAATTTCTGCGGGGTCAGGATGCCGGTAATGGTGCCGGATGTGCGCGGCAGGCGGTCCAGAACGTCGCGCGCTGGCTCTGGCAGGTAGACCTGTTTCTCGCCCGTCTTGGAGTCTGGAAGGTGAATTGAGGCTCCGCTAATCCACTCCCAGCGCGCCGCCGCGATCTCGCCCTTGCGCGCGCCGGTCAGGATCAGGAGGTACAAGAACGCCACGGACGCCGGGTTGGCGGCGGCTTCCCGGTCCAATATCTCGGCAATGCGTGCCGTCTCCTCGCCCGTCATGTAGCGGCGGCGTTTGTTTTCCTTGTACCGCTTCACGCCCCGGACGGGGGATCTCTCGATCCACTCCAGCGGGCGGCAACCGAAGTTGAACATGCCCGACAGGAACGCCAAGACGCGGTTGGCTTCGATGGGGGTGCCCGCCATCCCTTCGTGGATGTCGGCAATCATGGAGTACGTCACGTCGGCCACCTTCATGCGGCCAAGGCGTGGCTCGATGTGTAGCTTCCACTGCCTCTCGTAAGTGCTACCACTTTTGATACGCGAGGCGTGCCGTTGGTAGTACTCCTTCCAGAGGTCGGCGACGGTGGGGGCGGCGCGCTCCTCGGCGCGGTCGCGCGATGGGTCGCGGCCAGCGGCCACTTCGGCCAGCCACTCCTGCGCCACACGTCGCGCCTGGACCAGCGTGATCTGCCCGTGGGTGCCCAGCTTCGGCTTCCTCTGCTCGCCGCCCTTGGTGCGGTAGAACAGGTAGAACCCGGCGCTCTCTTCAAAGACCCGCAGGTGCAGCCCGCGCACGGTCTTGTCGCGCAGGATGTCACCGGGCTTGGCGGTCCTGATATTCTTTTCGTTGAGTTCCATCGACCCCTCCTGGTCGCATACTGGTCGCGCTGGTCAGTGAAGAACCGTGAGCGCCGTATGCCGTAACACACTGATCTGAATATGGTCAGTGATGCAGGGTGATGTCAATATATCCAAACAAGAAAGACTGTTAATCGTGTTGTCGCAGGTTCGAGTCCTGCTCGGGGAGCCAATGTTTTCAAGCACTTGGCTCCGCTTCCTTAACCACGATCAGAACCTTTGGCCGCTTACTGGTCGCTGCCAACCACGCTACGGCGCAGCGCCTGCTCCTCGTAAGCCTGGACCTCGGCAATCGGATACAGGATCTTCTTGCCGATCTTCAGAAAGCCGGGGCCTTCGCCCCTGTGTCTCCAGTTGGCTAGCGTGCCGGGACTCATGCGCAGACGCGAAGCCAGTTCGGGCACAGTGAGGTATTGGGGGTTGGTCATGGTTACTCCTTCCAATCGTGGGGACCGCCGATCCAGCGTTCCCAATCGGCCCGAAGAATTTCGAGTCCGGGGTTGATAAACGAGTAGGTGCTCTCACCAGGCGCGCCGTCTTTGCGCACCTTGGAATAGCTGGGCGCGACGGCGCGCAGATTGCGGAAGATGTCTTTCTTGCCGGGGAGGCGCGAGCGGATGTTGCGCTGCACAGCCCAAGTCTTGAAGGCATCGGTTAAGCGTGACGTTGCGACGGACGCTGGCAGCGACCCCTCGAACCCGCCGCCGACCAGTTCGTCGATGGTGATGCAATCCAGCCACCACTCGAAGAAAGGCTCGAGGCTCTGGTGCTTCTGCTGCGTCAGGCCGGTGGTGGCCGGGGCTTTATTCAGGTCCGTGCCGTCAATGTTGTAGTCCATAAGATACCGAAGCAGGCAGGCGTACCCGCCCTGCTCCATGCCGACGCGCATGTCCTCGAAGAACTTCCTGTCCTGCTTCCTGGCGTTGCCGACGTTGAAGACCGCGAAGCGGCGCTCGTCTACGGTGGCCGGGACCAGCCAGTTGTCGTTGCCAAGGATCGCCACGCGGGTCAGGTTATCGACCCGGTACGGCTCCATGCCTTTGCGCTCGATGACGTGTTCCGACCCGGTAATCAGACCCTTCAGCTTGCCCTCGGCGCGCTTGTCGCCAGCCCACGACGCCTCGTCTAGGACGAAGAACAGGTTGCTCTCAAGGTGGGAATTAAAGTTGGACAGCAGGTAGCGTTCATCGTCAGCCACCAGGAAGTGGGTGCCCAGCAGGAAACCCACGCGCTCGACCAGCGCATTTTTTCCGGTGCCCTTGTCGCCTTTAAAGACGAGCGCCGTCAGCGGCTTTTTCCCTGGGCGCTGGATCAGGTGGGCGAAATAACTGGTCAGCCAGTGCGCGCTCGCTTCCTTGCCCTCGCATACGTTTTGCAACATATGTTCCCGAAATGCATGGACGGACGGGTGGTCCGACGTGTCGGCTGGGGCAACGGTAAAGCCGCGCCATAGGTTGTAGAACCTGGCGTGCAGATTGTTGAGCGGCGAGAAGACCACGCGGTCGTATTCCCGGCGCTGGGCATCCGCCATCCATAGCTTGCTCAGCGGCACAGACTTGTCGTTCACCATGATGGTCTTGTTGGCGAACCAGGCGTGCATGTCGCTGGGGGAAAGACGGATGGTGTCGAACCGACCGTGGATGTCCGTGGTTTCCTGAAGGACGAACGCGCCCGACTTGATAAAGGCGTACTCGTCGTTAAGGGCGCGCACCGGGTGCGGTGGATCTTCGTCTTTACCGTCTTTGTTCTCGACCTTCTCGAACGCAGCTTCCGGCGCGCGGCTTCCCACCGGCTCGCGGCCATAGCGGTAGGCGTTGCGCACTTTGGTCCGAAGATCGGCGTCACTCCACGGCGGGGAGCATCGTTCGTTCCACTCGTCCCTGAGAAGTTCAAACGCGCGCTCTTCCGCGCATCCAAAATCTTTCAGGGCGGCGACCACCTTGAACGTCGTGTGATCGCCGCCCTGCCCCTCAATAGCTACGAGAGCATCGGCCAGATATACACGAGCGCGATCATCTGCACGACTGCTTGAAACACCGCCCACAGGAGCAGGAACATCACGACGTGATCCGTCGTCAACCCCACACCTCTCGACCATCCATTCCGGCGCGCGCTGAACCTGGAGCGCATTCGCCCGGTATAGTCTGCCGTCGATTTCAGAATCGGGTCCAACAACATACCCACCCCGTGACCTGATGTCGATGCCAGGTCCGAATTTGTTGACACCCTGACGGACGGGCGCGGGGACGGAGTAAATGAGATGTCTTCCTCCGCTCGGGGTGGATTGCTCGAAGGTGGCTGGTAGTTCGTGTCCTTCAAGTTCGAGAGTAATGATCGTATGCTCGCCATTGTTCGCTCCTTTCGTATCAACATCCACCACCAACAACGCTTCGTTGTCTTTGTACCGCGTCGTACTGATACCGATGTTCCGCGTACCGTCCTCGAACCACCGCTGGATCTGCGCGCGGTCGCGCGTGGCGCGGTTCGGGAAATCGTTGATGACGGGCAGCTTGCTATTGGGCCGCACCGGAAACACATGAAAACCACGCGCTGCGAGATCAAGCGCCCTTGCCAACCTGCTCATTTGCGATACCTGAACCCCCGCCAGCCTTCAGCCGCCAGCGGCAAATCTTTTGCCCACGATGGGGGCGTTGCCACAATCTTCTCTATCTTCTTCAGCGTGTCGGCTGGCGCTTCGCGCGACACCTCGACCACGATCTCGTCGTGGACGTGCATCACGATCTGATAGCCAGCGGCTTCAAGGCGCAGCATCGCCTCTGCCAGAAGATCACGCGCCACCGCCTGGGTGACGTTCTCCGCCAGCGACCCGCCGTAGGTAGACGTTTCTTCCCAATGATTGCCAAGGGATACGGCGTGATAGTGCAGCGCGCTGCGCGGCTCTCCCCATGGCGTCGGGGTCTGCCGGATCATCGGGTACGGATAACACAGCACCCGACCGCTTGGCAGTTTGCACCAGAGGAACGAACCTTCCCGCCTGAACGCTACCTCGCGCCCCGGATGACCAGCGAACGTCGTGGTGTCCGCGTCGATGGCGTCGATCGCTGCGGTTTCCAGTTCGCGCCAGTACTGCGCGATCTTCGGATGAGACGCGCGCCACTTGGTCTTGATGTCGTCGGCGCGCTGGTCATCGACGTTGACGCCATAGACCCGCGCCATGCTCTGGAATGCGCCAACACCACCACCGAACCCCAGGGCGAGGACTGCGACCTTACCGATCTGTCTCTCGTCCTTGGTCACGGCGTCGATGGGTTTGCCGTAGATACCGGCGGCAGCGTGTTCGTATATCTTTCCGTGGGTACGGAAGATGTCGAGAACCTTCTCCTCACCCGCCAGCCACGCCAGAACGCGCGCTTCGACCGCTGAGAAATCGACCGCGATTAACTCACAGCCTTTGTCTGCGGTAATCATACCGCGCACACAATCAGCCAGCGCTGCCATCACAGGTCCGTAGTAGATGTCGATGTAATCCCGATCCGCGATGTTCTTGATGATGTCCTCGATGTGATCGGGCTTTATATCGGGACGCGGGCGCGGAAGGTTTCCAGGCTGCACGCCACGGTGCGCCCAGCGCCCGGTGGTAGCGCCGTGGTACTGGAAGCTGTCGTTCACGCGATGGGTGTCGCGGCCAGCCCGATCCCGCATCGCCGCGAGTTTCGCCGTCGAAGACTTCGCGGCTTCACGCCGGATATTCAACGCCTCGCGTACATTTTCCGGCAGTGACGTTGTGTTCAGCGCGTCCAGCACATCGGCTTTTCCGACGCTCTCAAGAGCCACGCCCTGCTTCTTGATCCACTTCACCAGCGCCTGGACCTCGGTGCAGCGACCGACCTCGCCGTTGGTGACGTGCAACATCTCGGCGTCGAGCCGTTGTTTCTCCGCGTTGACCAGCCAGATCGCGCTATTGATTGCGCTCACATCAACGCGGATGCCGCGCTCGTTTATCTTCCGGTCGAGCAACCAGACCTCGCGTTCCTTCGGCGACAGCTTCATCAGCCGCTTGTCCAGTTCTCGCTCCACCGCCACGTCTTGGCGGCAGTAGTCGAACAGGCGCTCAAACTTCTCGGGGTTGTCGGAGTAGGACCAGAGCGTGCCGTCTGGCTTTGTCCGCGCAAGCTGCATCATCACGCGCGAGCCAGCCATGTCCTTTGTCTCGGCGATACCCAGCGCAGGAGCGGCCTTCTCAAGAGACGCTGGCAGACCCATCGCGTAGCACTGCGCCATCGTGCAGCGCATCTGCTCTGGCTTCAGGCGCGGCCATCCGTATTTCGGCACGCACACGTTGTTCCAGATCGCGAGTTCGAAGGGTGCATTGTGCGCCACCACCTCGCCGCCGCGCTCGACGTGTTCAAAGAGTTCCGGGCAATCGGTCAGCGCGCCGCCAATGTCGGCGATGAGGCTCACCTCATCGTCGCCAAACACAAAGCCCAGGCAATGGACTTTCGTTGACGGATGACGGGTATAGTTGTCCAGACCCACCACGGGCAGATCCGCCTCGCTGGCTGTCTCGAAGTCGATGTGAAGAATGTTCATGTGAGCAATTGTTCCAATGTTTCAACGACCAAGGTAGGCTTCGATGAAGGCTTGCGCGACTTGCGGGACGATGGCGTTGCCGTAGGCGCGCAGGCGTCCC